AAGTTTTCTTTCCTAACATAATCTGCTGTGCCCATAACATTGCCATCATTTCTTTACCTCCATTGTTTTGTAATAATATGAATAAGTTTGTTAATAGAGTTACCATTATTGATATACCAACTCTGACATTTCAAGAATGCATTCCTGGAGCATATCAACAGTCTTTTTCAGTCCAGCATTCTCTGATGCTAAAGCCTCCATTTTTTCTGCTGGTGTCTCGCCAACTTTGTAGAGAATCACACCGATAATTCCAGCCGTATACTTCACGATAGCGTCCATATTGGTGTAATTCTCATACTCCCCCAATGTGGACTCCCGTTCTGTCACGGTCATCTTCTTGGTTTTTGTCTGATCCTGGAACATGTTTTTCAAATTCGCTTCTGTATCAGAAATCGTTTTGATTAGTAGTCCTCCGTCTCCGCGAATTGTTGCAGACTGGACAACCAGTTCCGTTGCGTCATTGAAAATAATCTTCAATTGTTACTCCTTTCCAGGAGGAATACTTAATAAAATAGCAAAACAATTAAAGCATTTGGAGCGTCAGGAAGCGATTATATAAGCTTTACAGCGCCATTTGACTGTTATGCAATTATAGAATTTTCATGTCTTGGCTGGGGCTATGATGGCGGGTTTTTAGAGTTCCAGATTCAATCATCTGAATCATTGTCAGAGATATTTGCTCACACAGGTGGTTGCTCTGGAAATAATAGCGTTTATATTCCTTTACTTGCAAAAAGCTGTTTTTCTGGATTAAAAAAAGGGAAAACATATAGTTTTTCCCGTAAGAATCTTTACGGTTCATTTGGAAATAGTTGGAATATAAAATGGTCAGCTATATGCATACCGGCGTGATTATTTACAAATACTTACTGACACCCCTAACATATGCCCTGATATGTATCCACCGCCATACGCCCATATTACAAGATATCCATCGGAATCGACTTTCCTTGCCGATATCATAGTAGTTTGATGCTTTGGTTGCCAAATAAAGATCACACATGATTAGAGGCTATTTCCATGTGCCTTTAGCATGTACGCGCACTGTAACCAAAAGCTGTCCGCCAGGTGAATTCGGGCGCATTGCATATACGCTTGGTGATTGTTTAAGTGTTCCATTGTCAATACCCATAGTCCATGCCTGACCATCTGCTTCTATCCGTACATCAGAATCAATAACCGTTTTGAACGGTTCGATGTAATCTACCGCCGGAACACTTGCATAATAGCAACTTCCCCATGCGGAAAAAGTTTTTGTTAAAACCTTGGCTTTAATAAACTGCTCCATAAACCCATTTGCATGCTTAATGCACGTTCCGCTATCAGTAGTTATTATTTTGCTATTTAATTCAGTAAGGTTCGGCGCTACAGACAGTATTTTTCTTACCTCTGTCACATTAATCCCATCATAATGGACCTCGAATACCGGGCAGTCATCTACAAGGTCGCCCTCCTGTAAATTTCCAACTGTATACGTTGGCGCTACAGGATTTGACGAAACAGGTGTTCCCATAATCACAACCCAATTGCAGCTTTCAACTTCTGTTTCAGCATTTCTGGTGTATCGGCACACAACAAGGTCGATACGCTTCATTCCCTGGCTACCATTGCTAAGGTTCACCGCGTCATATGTTCCAATCTTCACGCTGGAAATGTTTCCATGATGAGCTAACATTCCGCTACGTATTTTCAAGGAATTATTAGATGCAAGCTCTGGTTCTAAATTTTCTCCAGATGTCAATATGCAGCTCTCTTGTCCCACGGTCCCCTCTATGAGTTGGCGAAACTGTTGACTCGTCACATGAGGTTTTCCGATTCTTCCGCTAACTATTTCCATTATCATTTTCTCCTTCCAATTCATATTCTTTTGACACAACTCCGGCCGTAATACTGCAAATGATATTTTCAACTGGCTTTGCTCCGTACATACCGGTCAGATAATCACGGCCGCCTACTACATCTCCAATATGCACATCAATTCCAAGTTTCTCAACATCCATACTAAATATCTTTTTGTTCATAATCTCCTGCAATTTCTTAACTGATTGTTCTTCCAGTTGATCTGTCTCAGTTGATGTATTTTCGTACACTTGAGATATCTCGTCCAGCCCTTTATAATATTGCATCTTCTTGATAGTTCCATCTGGCCAGACATACAAGTGGAAGACATTTCTGTCTTGCAATTCTCCCTTGCCGGTTATGATCAAATGATTCACTCCGTCCCGGGTGTCTTCCATTATGTAATTCAACCCACAATCCTTGGACAGTTCGATTTGATCAGAATAATCTTCAATTGGAACTGCTCTGATCAGCACATATCCCGGAACGCCTTTTTCTCTCATGTGTTGAATATCAAGCCTGCAGCCTTTACTTTTCAGCATCTTTGTGACGCCATCTAGCAGAGTACAGTATCTGTCGAATTGATAATTATCGACCGATATTCCCGTATCCTCGCTTGACACAATAAAAAGTCCGTCGTATTCCGGTTCAATAAGCGACTTAAGCACTGCGTTTAATTCTCCAGACACAATCTTGTAATCACTTCCAGCTGGCGGAGATATGATCTTATGCTCCAATCTTCCCCGCCACGTATACCCTTTTAGTTCTACATAATCCAATGTCGTGCTGGTAAGAACCTTTCCAATAATTCCACCAAACTCTGTATCTGGAATATATACCATATTCCAGAATGTCATTTCATCTGTCCAATAACACCTGGCAATCTTTACCGAAAATATCTTATTTCCATTCACATCAAAGGAACAATTTGCTTTTTTCAGCGGTGCTGTCCCGAGCTCCCGCTCTTTGGTAGCCAGTATTACCATGCCGCCTCCTTCCGCTTCAGAAAAACATATAGATCTATTCCAAAGTCTCCGCTCCAGTTCACATTTATAAGCCCCGGTGGGATCTTTTCAAAAACTGAATAATCATATCCTCTGTCGTTGAACAGGTTATCTGTCGTGCCATTAGACAGGTACTTCGTAATCGTCTGTTCTGCGGTATTAAGAATCAGATATTCATTACCTTCTAACGTGGTTAAGATTTCATACGGATAACCATTAATAAGCACCTTCGGATTGACGCATGGACCGTAAACAATCATCTCAAAATCCGACGGAATAATATGATTGATTTCAAATGAACTGGATCCGCGTTTCTCATTTGTAAAATCAAATGGAATGTCTGCTGAAAAATCCAACCCACTGTCTGGCGCTGGCTTAATCTGTGGATAAAATCTTTTATCCAGGATTGTGATCCAGGACAATTCCGGAGCAAGGAAGGTAAGCTCTACTTCGGTATACACATACCCTTTCCATCCTGTTTTCTTGGTTGTATAAATCTGACACGGAAGAAATGTATCATTGACATACAAACGTCCGTAATTGCCCGTTTCAGCATCAACAGAAATGATTTTATACAGTGTCTCCATGTTCTGTATGAACTCTTCTCTCTTTCCAAATACATCCAGTGTCACAGTTTTCTCATATCCGCTGTCACTCTCTTTCCACGTACTGTCAAACCAGTCTGCATCGATTGTACGAAAAGGCGCCCTAGTCAACCAAAGCACCTCTCCTTTACTATTTTTATAATATGCTTTTACCATACAGGTACCGCTCCTTCCGGTAATGGTGTGTCTATCCGTTTCGTATCAAGAAATATCGGACGCTTTGCAAGCTTATCCGCTGCTTTCATTTGGATTTTTTCCAGCCTGTCATAATCAATATCATTATTATCGAATCCTGGCATACTCTTCACACCTCCTACAGTCTTATCAGAAGTTCTTGCAGACAGTGCAATGTCTACGGATTTCTGTAATCCAGCTACAGCCCTCTGAACTCCGGTACTCATGGACTTGACTGGAATATTCCGCTCAAATCCGATTCCCATTCCAAGAGCCATCATCTTTCCAACCTGATCACGGAATACACGTGACGGGGAATGGATACCAAGGAAATTCTTGGCCGCATTCAGTGCGCTTTCCGCTGCACCTTTGGCAGCTTCTACAATTGCTCCTGCGGCACCCTTGAGGCCGTTTGCGATTCCACTGATAATGTTCCTTCCAACACCACCCCAGTCAACACTTGTAAATGCGTTCTTTACTTGGCTGATAATCGATGGAATCTTACTAATAAGCTGTGGCACTGCCTGGATAAGTCCGGTTCCTAGAATCGTTATAATCTTAATTCCAGCAAGCAAAATCTTCGGCAGATTGGAAATAATTGCCGTTGCTAACTGCCCGATAATCGTCGGTGCCTTATTAATTAGCTGTGGAAGTGCATTCACAACTCCCTGAGCCAGTCCCACCAATAGGTTAATGCCTGCGTCTACCAATTGTCCAACGTTAGACAGTAAGGAACTGACCAACGTCAAAATCATCATGAGCGCTGTTGGAATCAATGTAGGTAACTGCTGCGCAATGCCTGTAATCAGAGTAGATACAATTGCAATACCACCTTGAATAATTGCCGGTAGATTTGCTGTAATCGCAAGCATGAGGTTATTCAGCATCGTAGCGCCTTGCGCAATCAAATTCGGTAATGCTGCTACAATTCCATTACAGAAATTGGTGACAACCTCCGGTCCCTTAGTCTGCATCATAAGCAGGATCTGGTCAATTTGTGTACCGAACTGACTGTATAGTAAGCCAAGTCCCACGGCTACAACTCCGAGTACAGCCCCAAATCCCATAAGATTTGCAAATGCGGGCATGAATCCGGCTACTTTTCCAAGAACTCCTTGGAATGCTGTTCCTACCTGCCCTCCCCAGGCTCCAATATACCCACCAAAATCCTGAAATGCGGATGTAATTTTAGGGAATTTCCCGGCTACTGCGGGACCAATCTTTCCAACGTATCCGGAAATCTTAGTCGGTAAAAAAGAGAACGTCTTTCCGATAACACTGTTAAGCTTCGGCGTTAATACTTGAAATGGTCCAACAATTGAACTGCCTAAATTCTTTAGACTTCCACCAAATCCAGTAATTGCACCTTTGGCATTTTTTAATCCGTCCGGAAACTTACCGATTGCAGTAATCGCTCCTCCTGTGACATCTCCAAGTCCACCAAGAATATCGGAAAATGTTCCGGCACTCTTGCCAATCAGTGAAAATGCTGGGACTGCACCGACCAATACCCCCGTCAATTTACCAAGATTCATTAGCTCATCTGTGGACATTCCTTTTGTTTTTTCGGCAAAACCGGCAATTGCATCTGTAAAGCTTTTAAGCATCGGAACTTTATTTCCAATTTCATTGATGAATCCAACAAAGCCTCCTGATGCATATGCTTCATTTAAGTCAGATATAGCCTTAACGCCAACAGAAGCAAGATTTTTTAATGGGACCTCAACAGATTCATAGATTGAAATTCCGAGTCCTTCCAGCCCAGATTTTAAAATTGTAATCTGGCCAGCAAGGTTATCTTGCATGGTCGCCGCCATTTCAGCTGCAGCGCCATCTGCATTGTAGATGGAATCCTTTAACTTGTTGAAGTCTTCATCTGATGCATTGACAATAGCAAGGAGTCCAGACATTGCCTCCTGTCCCGCAAGAGACGTTGCTATCTGTGTCTGTTCTGCCTTTGACAGACCACTGAATCCACTACGAAGATCTGACATAACGGTATCCAGGGATTTCACATTTCCTACTGAATCCGTTAACGACAGTCCTAACGTATCCATTGCGGTCTGTACTTCTTTTGTAGGCTTCGTCAGTCTACTCAACATCTGTCTCAGAGAAGTGCCTGCCTGTCCTGCCTTGATTCCGGAATTCGCCATCAATCCAATGGCCACGCCACAATCTTCAACACTGAATCCTAACGCTCCAGCCACAGGTGCAACATACTTGAATGTCTCTCCCATCATGGAAACATTCGTATTTGCATTAGATGATGCTGCCGCCAGAACATCAGCAAAATGTGTAGAATCCTGCGCCGACAATCCAAATGCCGTTAACGCATCAGTTACGATATCAGAAGTTGTCGCAAGATTCTCTCCGGAAGCAGCCGCCAAGTTCATGATACCCTCAATACCATTCAACATGTCCGCCGTCTTCCAACCGGCCATAGCCATGTATTCCATAGCCTGCGCTGATTCCGTAGCCGAGAACTTTGTCTTGGCACCCATCTCTTTTGCTTTGTCAGTCAATGACTGTAACTCATCACCTGTTGCGCCAGATATTGCGGATACTTTGGACATTTCTGATTCGAACGCAGCGCCCACTTTTACAACTGCCGTCATTCCTGCGCCAACCGCTGCCCCTAAAGTAGCAATCGCGCCCGTGGCAACTTTTAATCCGGCTTTTCCAAGATTGCTTAACTTACTGATTCCCTCATTGAACCCTTTTTCATTTATCTTGGTATCAAAATTCAAATATCCGTCTGCCATACTATCATCCTTTCTGATAGCACGGCTCAACGGCTCACATGTGCTTTTAAATCTTAATATTTATTTCTCTTTTACATTCCCGGCAGTTTAGATACACTCCACTACATTTGGCTGTATCCTCGTAAATCAATAACTTCTTACCACAATAAGGACACCTGTACCATTTTCGTTCTGTCGGGATCTTAATCATATGTTTCATCACGCGAACATATCTCCAATCTCATAATCTGTCATTTTCCTGCGCTTCTTTTTCTTGAGAGCGACTGCCTCTTGAATCTTTTTCACTCTCTTGCGCTCGTCCTTATCTTTAATATCCCGGAGGTCTGTGTTCCGATACAAAATGCGCTGTTTGATTTCTGTATTGTCTGGGAGTCCGATGAACAGCGTTTGAAACTCCCACCAATGCATATATGGCACAGACTGCAGGTCGATTCCGTATGCTTCGCGGAATGCGCTGTAAATCCAAACCATATCCTCATCGAAAGAATACACTTGTTTTGGTGGAAGCATTGGCTCATCGGATTCTTCGCCATCCTGCCTCATTGTAAGAAAATCCCCTAGAGCCTCAATTGCCTCTTCCAAATCGTCCGGAATTCCATCTATGTACCACTGCAATAATAGCCGGCACTTAATCTGCCACGGGACGTCCTCGTCTTCCACTAACTTCGTGAATCGTATCCATTCCCGAAAATCTGTCTCGACCTCATAGTCTTTCCCGTTTACGCATACCGTATCGGGGAACTTATCAATCAGAATATTCATAGCGTGCTACCTGTTACCATTAGGATAATAACTAACTTTTCCTTTATTGTGCTTCTTTCCCTGTTGCTTATTATAATTTCTTTTCTGCTGGCGGTTTCCATGCTGCTGAACAGTGTATTCACTGTACCGCTCATTCATTTTGACAGCCTCGCTATTCTCAAACGCGAGCAATGCATCTGTCGCATCAAGACACGAATTAAGGCTTGTCCTCCCAAGAAACATAGCTTCGTGCGCGCCTTCTCCAATCACACGGTCGAAGAAATTAAAATAACACTGACACTGTGCACGGATGATATCCGCAGTCTTTCCGGTTTTCGGAATCTGCTTTGCTTCTTCCTGCATCAGTCGCTTTGCTTCTTCCAGATTTTCTAAAAAATCAACATCTGTAAAATCAATCTCTGCTTCGAGATTTCCGTATTTAAAAAGGCTCATCGGCTCACTCTCCTATCTTTTTATTAATCTGCTACAAACGTACATGTCTGCCAGTTGTCTGTTGTTGTGGCGGTACCCTTGATTTTCTCACCATTGGCTTTCAGGCTACCTTTGTAGATCAATGCATCAGTTCCATCTCCTGAATTGTCTGGAACAACGCTCCAATCACGCTGTCTAGCAACACATGTATTCGGTGTATCTGCCTTAATATCAAAAAGGTCTACCACAACGATGCTTACCTGTGCATCAGAGCCAAGTAATTCATCATCTGTGATTTCTGCAATTTTCTGCTGTACCGGATCATTGGTATAGCGGTCAAATTCATAATCGTTTGATGGGGCATATCCCACAACATCTGTTCTCTCACTTTCTTCATCCACATAATGGCGGCTGTACTCGGAAGCGTTCTTGCTCTCAGACATGGACGTGAATCCTGTCATTCTGGTATATGTCTTTCCGTCACCGGCAACGTCCATAAATGCCACTCTTTTGTGTCTTCCGACTAATTTCTTTTTTGTATCTGCTCCTGACATTTTGTACCTCCTACTTATAAATCAATCTGCAAATCATCTGATACCGCCCCAGATCTTCCTCTGTGCTAAATAAATAGCCGGACTGCAACACGTCTACCCGTATAGCATCGTGCCCGTCCAGCTCTGGGAGGATATCGTCTAAATTGTTCTGTTCTGTCCATTCCGCAAAATCCTGATAAAAACCACTGTTGGCAATGCCTGTTCTGGCGTCACCATCATAAGCTTCTTTCGAAGTGAATGCGAACTGGAATTGTTTCAGACAGCTCCCATCTACATATCTTTTATAAATAGGATCTGCCCCAATTGGGTCTATAGAATATTCCATTCCATTGCCAAGATAATCAATATTAATTTTCCGGTCATCGATATCTGGATATGTCATAACATAATCCCGGATACTCTGGATAATCGGCTTCTTACCGTCCTGCAATCTGCTCTGCTCCTTTCAGAATAGCCTCCTTGTTGCTTGCCTTCATCTTTTCGAACCATCTCGCTTTAGACTTATGCTCGTAATACTGCCGGCGGGCGTAAGGTGTCAGGTACTCAATGGATCCAGAACCTATCACAGTTCCAAGTGTTGCTGACTTAATCATCATACCTGTTCTCCTTGGCGTGAGCGGATTCATATATCTCAGGCATTCGGAATCGACAAACTCTTGAGCTTTCGAAAAATTCTCTGCTTTTGTCCGGGCAAATGACGGATTCCATTCAAGCCTCGCTTGGACAGAACCGTTCGCCGTTATCTCTGTGAATACGCTTCCTCTTGGAGTCGTAATGCTGAAATTTTTCTTTGATGCCATCTTAAGCGCCTCCTATTCTCCAATGCGGGAGCCCTCCGAAGCGGTTGTCTGACCAGGACAACACTTTACAGTGTCTCAATCGTACATCGGTGAGATCTGCTGGCTTTTCAATATCCTTGTCACATTCTCCCAGAACAATATGATCATCAAGCTGAATCGTCCAGCAATCTCCCGGATTATCTTTCTTCACATATTCCTCTGGTGGAAGATACTGATCTGCATTCTCCACATCTGTAGGAATACGAATCTTGTACACTTCTGCGCTGTTAAGTCCGGAATCTCCTGCAGATACTTTATGGTCCACATACACATGCACGCCCCGGATTACCGTTCGATTCCAGGTGTCAAAGGTGGTTTTACTGCCGGTTTTCCGGTTATAGATTGTAATCGTCGCATTGGTCGTCATCATCGTCCACCACCCAACTCATAAGTCCTGTGTTGACCAGATATACCTCTGCAATTTCATACAGCATTGAGTCTAATGACTTGCCTGTATCATACGATACGGAATAACCATCATTATTCTCTGACGTTTTCCCGTCACGCTGATCATACTTATATGCACAATCGCACATCTCACAGAGCGCTGTCTTCGCTTTTGCAGACCAGGCTCCCTCTGTCATTCGATCAAATGTATATCTATTCAATCTAGCACTCATTTTGATTTCCAAGGAATTCCAGCGGCTCTCTTGAATCAACGAACCGCCAAAAGAATCCTTGTAATACTCATATGATACATTCATGCAATCACTCCTTATGCTGAGGCTACAGTGTGTACATAAATACCATCTTTCTTGTTATCCTTGCACTCAACCATACCAACTGTACGATATCCAAACTTCCAGCCATCTGCAGTCTGATTCTGATCAGGAGAAATGATTTTGGAAACCGTATGTTTCTGATACTGGATTGCAGCCTGCTTGTCCACAATCATAAAGTTGATATTCAACGCCCCAGATGCTTTTGTGAATCCACCAGCACCACTTGCAGTAAGTGTGATTTTATTCAAAAATCTTCCCTGCGGCACTTTTATAATGCCCGCGAATCCTTCCATTGCTTTCTTGGAAGCTGTTGTATCCAAATCATCAATCAGCCCTGCTAAAACTGGATTGATGAACAGATAACAAGTTGCAAGGTTCGCCTCTGCATTCTCAATCTTTCCTCGAGCTGTACGTAGTGCTGCAAGCGCTACTTTTCCGTCCGTGAGATTCGCGCTAACGGTTGTTACACCAGATATCTGTGCGTAGGATGCAAGTCTATACGCATCAAGCTCCGGTACAACCTGCGTTCTTAAGAACTCTCCTGCCAGTCTTCCAAAAGCAATACCAGCAGACTCAATGTTGTCCATTGCATCAATATTGAACATACGTCCACGATCATAAGCGCATTTCTTAGTTTCATAGTCAAGAGTTACATCACCAGATACATACCCTGAGTTCTTATCGTAGTTTGCAAGTCCCTGCATAGATAACTTTGGAATCAGAATCTCATTCGCGTTTGCGCCCTCTCTGACCAGTTCGTTTGGTCCGTCCAGGACAGACGTAAGGGACGATAATTTATACACTTCGTCCAAAAGTGTAGAATACTGCTTTCTTAATGCAATTGTGTTTGCCATTCTTCTCTACCTCTTTCCTATTTCTTTTCCGGCAGTCCCATAGCGGCTCGAAGCGCTGCTACATCATCTCCACCGATGTCAGCACCACCATTACCGCCAGTACCACCTACTGGATTATTAATTGGTTCATCCACTCCAAACAGATACCCATCAGACTTCTTCACATTTTCCAGTGCAGTCTTGATATCATCGGACTGATTTTTAGATTTTTTAAGAGCGTCGATATCCAGCATTGCGATAACAGCCTTTTCATTTCTTCCACCTGCAGTCTTAACCGCCTCCTTGACGGAATCCATAAACATACGGTCTGCTTCCTTAGCTGCATATTCATCATCTTTCGCTTTCAGGTCGCCCTGAAGCTTTGTAATCTGTCCCTGCAGGTCTTTTACATCGACATCTTTGAATTCTTCCAATTGAGCGCTCACATCGTCTAAAGATGTTTTGTAGTTGTCTCTCTGGGAAACTACCTTGTCATAGTCACTTATGGTTCGGTAATTATCTTTCCAAGCCTTGTCAAAATCTGCTTTCTTATCTTCCGGGACTTCCAATCCATACTCCTTTAAAATCTCATAAATATTTTTCATAGTTACATTCCTCCTAAAATTATTTATTAACCGCTCTTTCAGCGGTATGGGGATAGCCATCTGAACCTCCGGCCGGGTAGTTGTCCAGTTTTATAGCCATGTGGCAGGGCATAAAAATAAGACGCATAACCCTGCGTCTCAAAGGGAGATATCTGGATCACCGCCTTCCTAGGCAACAATACTCTTGATTCCATAAGCTAATGCGCTGTCATGCTCAATCACACAACCTCTTGCATCTTCCCACCCTTGCGCAAAATACGCCACATCTGCTCCTGACAGAAGTTCCAGGGATTTTCCAAGGAACCACAGTGGTTTTGCATCTGCGGGTGCTTCCTGGAAGAAGGAATCAATCACTTCTACCGGTTCACCGATCATTTCTTGCGCAAGCTCAATTGCTTTCTTGCGTTCTGCCAGAATTTCTTCATCTGACTTACCTCTCATAGGCTGACTAATAAATAATTTTTTCACCTTTCTCACCTCCTCGCCTTAAAAATGAGTATAAAAATACCACCGGTCTTATCAACTGGTGGTAACTACACAACTGCTTTTAACGCTTTGTTGTATTCAATTTCCAACTCACGTTTAAATTTTTCAATCTCTTCTGGTTTCATTCCCGGTTCTCCGGATGCGCAAATATCAGGCGCTTCTTCATTCAATATTCTTGTAGCCCTTGGCTGTTCCTTATACATTTCGTCATAATGAATAATTAACATTCCTTCCAGTTCACAAGAAAAATCATAGATATCCTCTGGAGTATTTTCCAAAAAATCTTTAATATAATTCATTATTTTCTCAAACATTTTTCCATACCTCCTTCGGATTGTTTCTTCTCACAACAGATACAATATCTCCAGTTCCTTTATTTCTCACAATTAACAACTGTAATTCTTGAATAAAATAGATTTGCCTATCTTCTCCCTCTGCATAATTAGGCTCACCTCTAATTATTTTTATCAGCATTTCTTCTGACACTTCCGGCAATCCAGGCTTATTTAATCGAGGGAGCCGACTAAGTGCGTGTACGGACATTGTAATATTCTCTTTTGTGAATCTATCATATGCCTGTTTGGACGCGTTCTTGAATTCTTCGGTCCAATCTTTCTTGTCAATCTCAAGATATGTGGAAAATCTATTTTGAAGCTTTTCCCACTGTTCACTATCATTATATTTCACCCGCCCGAACTTAGCAAGTGAACCAACAGAATCTCCAAGAACTTCTTTGTATCTCTTGTACTGAGCTATGTCTTTGGTTGCATTTTTAATCATTTCCGGATGAAACATGGCGTTCTGCGTCTTATTGTTCGTCGCAACCATTCCGCGCATGTCATAATAGATACGCTCACGCTCTTCCGTGAGACTCATCTTCCTGCAGAACCGGGAATACTCGTTAAGCTGCCCTTGATATTTCGCTTTGTGCAGAATGACTTCGTCCTGATCAGCACCACCAGCCTGCAATAATTTGACTTTTTCACGCTGTGCCCTCATGGCTGTCTCCATCTGACGCTGTCTCTGCTTGGCTTCATACAAAGTATATTCTTTACCTAGGAACTCTCTTGGTTCATTTTCTTTTCGGTTCTGCTCTTCCAACCAATCATCCGTCCAGTTACGTTCGGATAATCCTGGAAAGAACAAATGATAAGTATGGTAGCAGTTAACTCCCAGAAGTCCGGTCACGGTACCTAGCCCACAGACTGAATACAACTGCTCTTTCGACCAGACACGCCCCTGCCATACTGCATGAGTCGGACGTGCTCCGGCGTGCCACTCAACCTCAAAATACTCGGTGCCAAGCTTCTGTGCGTTGTACTCAGATATCTTTCCGGCAATCTGACTGACTGCAGTCATGACCGCTCTCCTTGCAGCCACATCAACCCGGTTAGCTCTCCCGGAAGAATAATCAATCTGCCGAAGTCCGCTGTTGGTAAGTTGTGTCACAACTCTACGCAACACACTGTTATAATCAAATGCTCCGGTCACGATATCATAACACGCTGCATCAAGGTATTTAGTATACACTTGAGAAAGTGGCGTCAATACCTTCTTACCATTGCCGTAGTCCAGGTAGAAGCCGAGCGAATTAGTCACATTCTCCAAATCATCAAAACTCTGGTCAATGATTGCTTCTGTAATCTGCTTGAGTTGTCCGTTCTCTTCGAATGGTATGTACTCGGCATTGATCTGTTCATATATATCCTTATTCCGAACATATTCCCAGTTGATCACCTTGTCGTATAACTCAAACATTTCCGGATAAGAAGCATTGAGCGTCTTCTTTATCTCCTGTTCAATATCCTCCGAAGAATATCCTAAAATCCGTAACCGGTTAATCTGCCAATCTGCAGTACTGGTTATCTCACCAGCTTTCACAATCCTCCGGACGATATCCTGCATGATACGCTCTTCCAAATCCTGATACCTCGCAGCGATCTTACTTGCAAGCTTATTCTTGTAATTATCTCTCATATTACTCCATCACCTGATTTTGCTCCGGAATCTTAGATTTTGCAGTTTCTTCGTCCTCGTTGTACCACTTCATTCGGTACTCAAGCAGGCTCATGACACCCATACTGACGTCTTGCCTGTCCTGCTGTCTTTCTGATTCTTCATCAGCCAAAATAGAGTCATTAAACTCACAGGTGAATTCTACCCCAGACATATAAGAGCCGTTGTAGAACGCCAACGCATTCACGAATCCATTCAGGCACTCTTCCAGTTTGCTCTGAATCGCCGTGACTCGGTTGTATTTCCTTGTCTTGGAAGCAAGCACCTCTGTAGCTGTCTTATCCACTTCCTGCGCATCTGACAGATCTCCATAGGCAAGTCCAACATTAAACTCAATCTCCCGCTTGTATTCCTCCAAGCCTCTGCGGAACGCTTCATCCCGCATTGCTGGCGAATACTCTTTATACAGTTCTTTATCCTTGCCATCTTCGAGATTCAGTCCCTTGTACAGACGCTTTTTTAATCTTGGAAGATAAGTCTTCCCGCCTTTACTCTTGAGTGCTCTCTCATCTACATGAATTGCACGCTCTCCGGAATCATACTCCCAATCCAAACGCGCGCCCTGTATATCTGCTTTTCTGATCAATGTTTCCGCTGATTCATACACCGATACGCCGCACGAAGAACCGTCCACCTTGTTATCGACTGGATTCCGGTAATACCCGAAATCCATTTCCGTCATACCTCGATAGATGATCGGACCAGGTAGAATGTTTGCCCACTCTGGTACCGCATCCAGACTGCAGCTCTGCCCGATATCATTTAAGCTCTCTGAGTGATAGCATTTGTTTTCGATGGTCAAATTTCCGTTCGTGAAATAATGTCTTTCCGCCCTGGTGAAATAACTATTCTCCCCAATACATTTCACAACCAGGAATGCAATGTCATTCGGAGAACCAGAATCATCAAAACTGATCGGGATAAATTTATCAGCAGCAACATACTCTGCCTTGTCTGGTCCCAACGGTCTAAGAACCATTGCTCCAAGCGCGAGACCTGTTTGCAGTTTCTCATTTATGTCAGACAGACTCTTCTGCAGAACCTTGTCCATGCTGTCGTTGTTCAGTATCTTGGCTTCCATCTCCACCAGTACCGAATCTGCAAACTCACGGCAGATGCCTTCCTCCAGCTTCAATGACTCTACGGTATCATCACACCAGTCCGCCTTACCGGCCAGCATATTCTTCCATTTGTTGATGGCATCGATCATGGGCTGTGACAGCGCCACGTCTTTGCCGATTATATTTTTTAATGTCGTGTAATTAAACATGCTCACTATCCTTCCCCATAGTCTTTTTAATCCATCAAACATCTCACACCTCTTCTATCAGGTCGCGCATATCTCGCTCGATCGTATATTCAAATGCGTCCAGACTATCAATATCGGTGCTGCCATCATCTAGACGTTCATCTTTATCTTTCACGTCTTTGTTCCACACTGCATCCGAAAGTGCTGTCTGCAGGGATTTGCAATCCTCTGTGATCCAGAATCTACCAGCTCCCATCAATCGGACTGTGCAACGTATCCGGTCAATAATAGATGCTTTCTTCGCCTTACGAACAACAATCCAAGGGAACTTCTTTTCTACTTCATTCCGAATAGAATTACCAAGTACTGTCTCCGCGTTGTCATAATACACAGACTCGACATTACAATATTCTACATAATCTCCATGCTTGACGATTACACCATATCGGTCAATGACTTCTTGAACGAAATCACAGAACAACTGATCCAGCATATTACTATCAATATCCTCATCCGCATCTTTCGCCATGACTCGCTTGGACATGATTCCAATTGCGTCTCTGTAATCGTCCGTGTACCCTCTTGCCACAAAAGCATGACCGGACTGGTTCCCTCCGAAGTCGAGTCCGATCTCTATCGATACAATATCTGATTTTTTAAATTGCTTATACTCTGAATTGTTCGCCGGCTCTTCCAGTACTTCACACCGGAACTTTTCCGGATCGTCTGCAAATCGTTTATAAATCGCTCCTTCCGCTCTCTTCCAGAGTCCAAGGATCAGGCGATCATAATAAATCGTACCCTCATATTCCTTGCAGAGCTGTTCCACAAACTCTACTGGAAGAAATGGATTGTCAAAAATTGTATACCTCTGCAGGTAGATATCTAGCTCATCATTGTCCAAGAACTCTTTCAGCCAGTGCGTCGGATGTTCTGGGTTGCAGGATCCATCAAAGCACGAATACGGCTTATCAAGTCGTGATTTCAGCATCTGGAACACTTCCTTGTTCCATTTAGCAACCTCATCACCATAACAATACTTAATGCTGGCTCCCTGAATCTTCGCTACCTGACTGACCTTTTCAGCGCCCAGGCAATACACTTCCTCGCCACAGATTCGCGCAACATTCTGACTGTTGATTTGTCCAATCAGCTTATCTGTATATATTTCCCGCATCGGTTGCAGCACATTTCGCTCAATGGAACTCTTGGATACTCCCAAAACAACATTGAGTCCCGGCTTACCCGTTCTCTCCCTGATTCGGAATGGAACTACAAAAGCGGTATCCACATAAGACTTTCCGGAACGAACTGCCCCAGACTTGATATTCCATCTATGAGTTGCGTTCACAATATACTCATTCTGTTTCTTGCTTAACTGCATTGTCCCGCACCTCTTTCAATATCTGATCCAGACGGTCAAGCGCCTCATCGTTCTCGTTCTCACCCGTGATGTCTTCTTTTCTTGCTTTATTTAACTCTACTTTTGACCTCTGTTCTTCCAGATCAGCCTCGGATTTATCCGTCTGTCCAACGGTCTTCATGATAGCTTGATAAGCTTTTACATCTCCCAGTGACGCCTGTTGTATCATAGCCATTGCTATAACTTCCTCGTAGGTGCTTTCACCACCATCTGACCGTAATATATCTGATAAGCCATCAACTTCCACCTGCATCGTCAAGAGTCTGTTCATCGTATCCCTGAGAGCTGCTTTTCTGCGCCTGGTTTCTCCGGATTTTATTCCGCCTTTTCTTCCGTATTCTCGAGCTTCGCTCGGGCTTAAACGTATTAAGTTCTCTTCATTCGCCACTTCACCACCTTCAATTCTGGTCTATTTTATCGCAACGAAAAAGACACCCACTATCAGGTGCCTTAATCGTGTCTTCTTGAGGAGAAATCAGAAATGAAAAACGTAGTAATTCTGTCTTTCCGTTCGTCTTTCGACGATATCATAATATCACATGTACTACTGACATTCACTGACATCTTTTTCTGGAAGCTGGAAATGAGCCAATGCTTTTCCGTGGATCCTGTGAATCTGCCTCTCAGAATAACTCATGGTTTCTGCAATCTCATACCACTCCATACCCTTGATATACCGGTAGAACAATACATCATCCTCATTCCTTGATTTAAGCTTCTTGATTCTCCTTGCAATGTCCTGATACGTCATAATCCTCAGTCCACGTTCTCTCTTGAGTTCATCAATCAATCCCTGGATACGTGCCACCTCTCCGGACAGATCTCCCTGCCCTCCAGATCCATGAGGCATGCCGTCATAATTAATCGCCTTCGTGGACATCATCATTTCACGTAGCTCCTTGATTTCTTCCGAGATCCGGTTGACCCTTCTCACATGATCCTTATAGCTCCGGAGGTATTCCTTCTTCTGTTCGTTCTCTGTTTTCACTTCCTGCTCCACGTCCTATCTCCTCCCCTGTATTAATATTCTTGTGCCTCAGATATCCCAGCACTCCATAATACGCTGGCCGTTTCATAAATCTCTTCGCGTGCTCACAAGGTTCACGCTCAGCCATCTGGTCACGGTCTGATATGGCATCGAGGCGCTGGCATTTACTGTCGCTCATCTCTTCCACCTCGCTTAACAATTTCAATTGCTACTGCAATACCATGTGCATAACCCTTTGCAGAATCAAATTGTATTGGATTCTCTTTTATACATCTGGCTTTTTCATCGTCTGCTAATTTTAATTCTTCTTCAAGTAGCTTAACAACTTTCTCCACATCAAACGCTGTCGGCTGTTCTTCTATTTCCATAAGCGTGGATACCGCAATATCTGCCACCGAAACCATTTCATCTTCGTCTGGTGCTTTCGGTTTTAACCATTTCTCGCATTTTCTCATTAACAAATCCGCATCAATTAGTCTCATCGTCCTCAACTCCTTCGTCGTTTTGTGATTCTCCTCTCAAAATATCTGTGACATCTACTAATGCCTGACTATATCCGTTTGATTCCCATATTTTCTTAGTCTCATAGCCTGTAAGCTCCTGCTTCTGCTTTTCTTTAAATGCTTCTATATCAGCATCTCTTTTTTCAACCATTGAGCGTTCCAGTTCCACCAAACGCTCTATAAGCTCTGTATTATTCATTTATGACAACCTGCTTTCTAACATATCTGCCTTAATCAGTTCATAGATTATATCCAATGCTGTTCTATTGTCCTTATATCGGCAATTCGCATCCTTATGTATCCGTGGATCGTTTTTATCCCAATCATTTACACCAAAATATGAATCACTGACAAACAGCATCTTGCATCCTCTTGCGATGCAGAGATAATAACATTCTAATTCTTTCGGAATACCTTTACATCTTTTGAATCCAAATTTCTTGAATTCACTAGCTCTCACTTTTGGTTTCAGCATAATCATTCTCCTTTGTACGGCTCTGGTAGTGGCATCCAGGCAATAACTGTTCCACCAATGCAATCTCCATCCCAACCATAGTGTTCTAAATGACCTATCTTTATCCATGTTCCGTGCATTCCCATAAATCCACTATATTTTACAGTCACAAGAACATCGGTTTGTTTCGCAGGCATCCTCTCACTACATGGAATCCAACCGCCACTTTCTTCTTTATCCTCAAGTTTCGCTAACTTCTCCATAGCTTCAGCCAGCAAGCTCCTGTCCTTGATCACTGCTTTCCCAGCATGATATTCTGTATATCGCATTTGCCACACCTACTTTCCGAAATATAGCCACCATTTCAAAACTTTTAAATCTATCTTCTTTTCTTTCATTTCCCTTATTTCTTTATTATTTGATTCATACACATCAATTTGCTTCTTTACCAGCTCATCTGATTTTAGATCTGGATACAGCGATACGAGTGTGATAGAACTTTCATTTTTCAATTCTCCGTATGTATCCGTCTCAAATTTCATATACTGTGATACAAGCACGTCCATTTGATTTTCTATTTTTGTATTTTCTTTTTGGTACATTGCGATTTTTTTGTCTATAACCGACCCGTCTGTTACGCTTACGCACAAGACAATACCTACAATCAAACACACAAATGCTCCAAAAAGCGGGAAACATGCTAAACCTACTTCATCTACTAATATACCTAAAACCGTCAAACCTAAAAAAATCAAAAATAATAAAATAATCATACTTTTACCTCTTTAAAACATTCTTTCAGTGTCTCAGCGTCTATCTCTAACCATGAACCATCTTCACAGTCCAAATGTATATTAGCGCCAAGATATGTCGAACCTCGTTCGCTTAATTCATAGATTTTTCCAACCTCTATCCATACATATTTCCCGGTTTCGAAACAATCTCCGTCACATTCTGGAACTGAAAATTCTTTTATGCATCTGTACTTCTTCATACTTTCACCTCCTCATCTTTTGGAAACTGGAACACTTTCGGCAATACCCAGTAATTAGGTTGCACGTAGCAACCGCTTACAACATCATAGCCACCCTCTAGCTCCATTCTGGAAAGATATTTCTCTCTGCACATTTCCATAGCTTTAATTGCTTTTTCTTCGGTGGAATATTCAGCTAAAATATAAACTCTATCTCCTTTGCCGAGGTCATTCCCTGGAAATGTTCCAACGATTGTTGCCATATTCCCTGAATACGGGGAAATTGCAATCAATTCATAAGGCACATCCAGTAATCCGTTCTGACTAATGATTCTCATAACTAAATCCACCTTTCACATTCCATGCGCAAATGTCGCAATCCTCAGGGCATACATTTGCCTTTATCGCTCTTTTGCACATCTCCATTTTTATTTTCCTATCGTCCTCAATGTCTTTGATAAATCCGAGTTTCCTCAAGATTTTATGAATCAGTGATTCTTTTCTCATTTTCCTCTTCCTCTGTGATACTTCACTTTATTGTTTTTGATTGCATCCCATACAGTTCTTTTTAACTTTTCATCTGTAATAGCTATCACTTTACAATGTTCCAATCTTCTTTCTTCAACAAGATATAAACTACTGCTCACCTTGTCCAGATCAAGTATTGCAATATCTTCCGGATGCATAAGCAAAATGCGTTTATTTGATAGCTCTATTTTTAACATGGCTTCTTTAAGCTCTCTTATGAAGTCTTCATACGTCATCTTCATTCTCCTTTACATAATCCGGACAATTCTCTACAAACTCATAGGCGTCCAGATCATCGCATTGTATCTGGCACTCCTCCTGATCGGGGCACTCTAAGCAACATTTATCCTGCCCAAACGGGCAGATATTTCTACATCCCATAATTCACCTCCTGTGCAATTCTCAATTGTTTTCGCGTATCATTATCCTACCGCATAACTATGTCTGACTTCTGCATAATCCCAGTCATATTTCATTTTTATCCGGTACATATTCTTGAATTTTGGTATATACTCAATCTTTTTGGGATTGCTATACTTAAATTCCTGCTGTTCTATAAATTTCTTAATTTCTTTCTTCGCATGCTCTTTTAACATCAAATGCTCGAAAGTCGTAAATCCTTTTACATAAACCATCCCGTTATCCAGGACACTATAAAATGCTATCATCTTTTTCCCAGTTGTTATTGTTTTATAACTATACGCAACCGTTTCTATCGGATTGATTTCTGATGCCCGTATCACATCATGGTTCTGCAAATATATTTCTGCAATTTTCTCTGCTTTCTCTTTTTCAAAGAATACTCTATTGCCAATATTAGAATCCAGCACCACACCATACGCTCCATGAACCCTTGTACGATTTCCGTATGTTTTCAGATGTTCTATGTACCAATGTTCATCGGTTACTACATGTCTTTCAACATCACCTTTGATTGCTTCGAATACAACCTCTCCTGAATGCAGTAGACGTTTTACTTCCTGATTGTTGCTTACAAGAAAATCTTCTATGGACATCTGCCCATCACATTCATAATTGTTAATGTTCATTTCTCTAAAGGAGCCGATATATCTTTGCCCGGCCGGAGTTCCGTCTCCTTTCTGTAATTTACATATCCATTTCACAAAACTTGAATTAATATATTAATTTTGTTCCACATTCCGGGCAGTGCTTCGGTTTGGTTTCACTATAATCATCATTTCTTGCAACTCCGCAGCCACAGAACGGACACTCAATTTCATCGTCCGCATCATCGCCTTCATAGTGGACATCCATTCCATCTATAAATTTATTTTTCAACGCTTCCACTGACTCAAGCGCGTCTATCCCAAGAGCAAATGCTTCTCTCTTCCTCTCACTGCTTTCCCACGCCTTTTCTTCTTTTAAAATCTTTGCTGCTTGTTTACTATTCATATACATTACCTACACTTTCGCCATTATCCCGTTAACTTCCACATATTCTGCCGGAACAGCAATATACTTTCTTCCGTTAATTTCTGTCGTTGTCACATCACCGATACTCTCTGTGGCAATAGTCATTTTCCCGTCTGCAAGCTGAATTGAAATATTTTTACTGTCACAAATATTGGATGCCATGATTTCCATATTACCTATATTCTCTCTGTAAGCTTCATCGAATGTATCACCTTCCACAGCACCGCAATTTTCCAGAATCTTTCTCAGGCTGTTCTTATCTATTTTGTACGGTTCCACATCATACTCATGTTCAATCATCGCTACGTTGATGCCGTCATAGATGTCTTTTACCGTATCGAAATCAGGATTTTCGCCAAGTGTATCTTTCAGAAATCTCGCAAAAACATCTTTCTGCTCGTCTGCTGATGCAACTACATCAATCCCAAGCACATCTCTTACAAGATGTTCCTGTACTTCTGCACTCTTTTTTGTATAATATAGCAAGCTATGTATATCTGTTGATCTGTCATTAAATGCCGGGAACAGAAATCCTTTATCAGGCATATCCACCACCCAGTCACGAGTTCTTTCCTCAACACTCTCGCCATTGAACGAAAGTCCAGCTTTCGAAAGTTTTACCGGGCAGATACTGCAAAGGATATAATCATATACCTCATCTGATGCATCTTCCATCTCCACTCCGTCTGATGTCTTCCCTGGCACGTCATAAGCTGCATGAATAAGCACAATGTAATAATTTTCAGCACAATCATATGATTCAATGATTTTGTCATAAAATGCATCAAGCAAATTGCTATCGGTTAACTTGCTTTTCCGAAGATCCATTAACATCCAGTGTGCTTCTCCATCAGGATCTCCATTTCTTGCGGCATCTATTGCATATTCAAGATTCAAGAGATTCTTTCCGATGTTCCCTGATAATGTCTTCTTAAAAATGTCAAAATACTTAAAAGCCTGCTCTTCCGGGAGGGATAGAAAAGCCTCCGTTTTCTCTATCTTCTTTTCTTTATCATGATTAACATAGCAACCTGCAATTCTCGTAATCGCACAATTCTCCGGCGTGAACTGCTTACGAATTTCCAATACCTCTTTTTTGTTCATCTTCTACCTCCTCCTACTTTTCAACAAATCGTTTTTCTAGGTCATACATGTCATACCCACGCCCAGTAAAATTATTAAATTTTGTTCCTTGCGCGGGTTTCGCGGTCAATTCCAGCTGATTCCCTCTCGCCCAGTTTCTCACTGCGGCACGCCAGTCTTTCATTTTGTTTTTTCCGACCATCCAGTCCTTAGACCGATAAAAGTCAACAAATCGCTCACAATCAATGCGATATTCCTTTTCCCTGCAGTAATTTTCAACTTCTGTTACTGTGGGTGGTTTAAAGCGGGACGCTTTTTCTTTAGACACGTTAGTGTCTTTCTTTTTAATATCATTATCATTTACATTTACATATACATTAGGTTGTGGGTTGGTTACATCTTGGTTATTGCTTGGTTTTTTCTTGGTTACATCTTGGTTATTGCTTGGTTCCTGTTTGGTTATTGGTCTACCACCTTTTTTCCCGTTCTCGTAACGCTTATTATTTGCATCAATCTGAGGTTTCACCAGGCAAAATACTGTATACTCAATTCCTCCTGCAGTAGGTTCAGTACCGTCTAATGCGTAACCTATGATGGCTTGCATAACCTTCTTATACTCTTCGGGCGGAAGTCCTGCGATAGCATCTGCAAATGATCGGTAAAATACAAAGCTGTCTCTCATTACTTTTCACCTCTTCTAATTATCATGCAATGCCTTCCCATACATTTTCATCCAATCATCTAGCGGCATTGTAACAAGCCACTCTTTTCTATTTCTTCGATGCATAACAACTGGATTTTCGCCATCTCTAGCATCATTCTTCGATTGCTCGATAGCATCATAGATATTAAGCCTTTCCACCCTCTTACATTCGATGTGGACTCCTGGAATGCCTACTACATCAGCATCTCCGTTTGATCCACAATATTGTTGCCCCCTCCGGCTGTCATACCCATATTCTCTTAATATTGTGGCAAGCTCGCGCTCACCATTCTTTCCCTTATTGTTAGAATTCATTTTGATACCTCTGAGCATCTGCTCCAACTATCGTAAGTCTGCTTCATGCATAATCGTTTAAGCTGTATCGCTCTCGCCCTATGTAAGTCTTTGGCTATATATTCGTGAAACGCTGCTTCATCTACCGGATCACTCGGTATCGGTCGAAATACACCTTTCCCGACATTGATAATGCAATCACCGTTACAATTCGCTTTTTCTACCATATTACGAAATATTCTATCTACACTCGGATCCGCTGGGCGCTGTATTGCATTTCTGTGTCCATCGCATATCCGATGAAAATAATCTTCTGCTTTTTCTCTCGATGTCATATTTTCTCCTTTCTGCCGGAGTGCGGCATCTCCGGCATCGTGACACAATATTTGCAAAACCGAACATTTTACCTTCAGTTACATTTGCCGCATGAAACTATGTGAATGAGTTACAATCTGTTCTTTCCAAAAATCCGAATGAACTCATCTCTGGTCCCGTAATGCTCCTCGAAATATTGCTGAGCCATCTGCTTAAGCTTAAGATCCAACCCTTGATTGGGATTCCCGTGAACACTGTCTGCTTCGTTCTCGTGCAAATAGCATGCTATGGGAATTACGAAACCATATTCTTCGGATTTCGATCTGTATGGTCCATAGAAAATGTGGTGTCTATGGCAATATGGCGTTCCGGTAAAGTAACAATGCTCCATGTCATTTGTGAACACACTCCACAGTTTCTTTTTCAACTTTCACACCCCACCTTTCTTTCATCTCTCTGATTTGGTTCGGTGTTAATGTCTCAATGCCAAGGTCTTTTGCTTCGGATACTGTACCGTCTATCAGTTTGGACATTTCATCAGTGTCATAGGTATGGGACCCACGCATCACCAAATTGACACGAAATACTTTCCCTTTGGAATTGGTGGTTGTCCTAGATGTCGGCTGCAAGTGGACAAATTCCACATTGTATGCATCTATATCATCGTCTAGCGGAAGTGGTACTAATGCGCCATTAATAGTCTCATATTGACCATATTCTGCTATTAATTTGTTTTTGATGTATACTTTACTGTTGCCTGTCACATCTGCAATCTTTCCAACAAGTACATGAAAATAGGCATTGGCATCAAGACTTCTCTTTTTCCGATATGCTTTGATTGTTATCACAACTTTCTTGTCATGAAGATTCTCAAATGTCTGTTTAGCATCTTCATTCAGCGTCAGAGTTGCTTTCTGCTTGCCAGTGGTAAAATCCATGCCCAAACCATCAAAAGTACCAGTAAAGTCCATTTATACCCCGTACCTTTCTTTCATTTCTTTCTGGTTGTTAAAGATTCCTTTGTACTGAGATATTGTCAAGTCCTCTATTTTTTCAATTTTATAGGCAATCAGAACCTTGCTCTCATCAATACCCTTGTTTTGAAACATGCTCCGTAAAGAATTGATATGACTTTGATTAATCTTTGTATTTCCAGATGTATTTTTCTGCCCATCTCCATTTTTTCTTCCTTGCTGATCAGCGAATTCATTTGTATCCGGGTCTTTTACATCATCAAGGAGGAACATTCCATTCAATGCATATTTCCTTGCATAAGAAGATGCTGCTCCTGTGATCTGGGCTTCATCCATTCCTTTTTGTTTCTCGGCTTCTCTGGCATAACCAGATATACTAATGCTTTCCGCTCCACTCTTCAAGGTAGCCGTAGCACGCACATATATACGTCCGCCGATTTCAAGGACTTCGTCATTGATAGTTAAACACAAGCCATATTCAGAGGAATATTTCTTAAATTCCGACAGAATATCCTCGGCATTTCTGTAATTATAGTTTCCAAATTTGTTATACTGGGATTTTGGAACATTCATCTTTCGCTGAATATCTGCCAGCTTGTCTTGAATGTGAACGTTTTCGCTCATTACACATCTTTCCTTTCAAAGTAGACCCCAAGGGAAGTTAATGCCATTTCAATCTCTTCCAGTTCTTCATCAGTTGCCTTAACCGTGAATACTACAGTCTTAGAATCTTCCGTGGCAAGTTCCGCAGCCTTTTCTTCATCAACCGTTTTCACCTGACTGATAGCTTTTCTTGCTGCCTCTGCTTTAATTTCTTCCTCTTCCTGGATGCGTCTTCTTTCCTCTTCTCTTACGCGCTCTCGCTCTTTCTCAAGTTCCTTTTCGCGTCTCTCCTTCTCTTCCTGTTCTTTTTTCTTTAAGATGTTCGCCTTTTCCTGCTCATAGCGAGTAATCATTTGTATAGAAGATGCAAGGTCATTCGTCTCCATATAGTAGTTCAATGCCTGTTCCGTCTTGTCTGACTGCATAGCCTTGATAGTTGCAATGTCCGTTCTAACCTTTGTAGCATATCCGGTAATGTCTTCCCTGATTGATTTCATAGTCGTAGATGCATTAGTCCATTTGTTATTCCAGATTCGCTCCATTGGCATGTAATCCAAAAGTTCCTCTTCTACAAGTTCATCATAAACTTTTGTAATTTCTGCCTTTCTCTCAAGCACACGCTGTTCTTCCAGCTCCGCAACTTGTCCATCCAAAAAGTTAATTGCTCCATCAATGATACTGATAAGTTGCTTTACGCCATCCTCCATCTCAAGATATGGTTTCATATACTCTTCTTTAACTTCCTTCTTGCGATTATTGAGTTTTTTCTTGAGCTTACGAAGATCTGCCATATCTTCTTTTGCTTCTTTTTTATTGTCTACAGTTACTCTCATCGTCTTATATGTAGACATTTCTGTCTCAAGTTTTTCCTTGATTTCTTCAAAATTTGTAGAAATGACTCCGCTCTTAGGAATCATGCTTAACTCTAAATTCATACCGTCCTCCTATAACGCTTTCACAAATGTCTTGCATTTTCTTTCTTCGCCAATCTTCATGGCAAGTTCATTTACCCAGTTTCTTTCCTCTGTTGTATTAAACGGATACTCGCCATAACGATATTCCTGATCCGGTGGAAATACCATCCATATCTCAGCTCTCTTATTCATATCGTCCTCCTGTATTCTTCGTTTACGCAATCTTCACACAAGCTTTCGCCATCTATTGTGTAAAGATAATCTCCTTCATATAGTTCGCAGCCACAACAATCACAATATGTTGCCGGTTCCTGTTCTGGAGGTGTTGTTTTCCATTCATCATATCTCGGAATACTTTTCATTTACATCTTCCTCTGTATCTGCTATAATGAAACAAATGTTATTGTCTGAGTGCCTTGAGATTGCCGTCTCATATAAGGCGCTCATTTTTATTTTGCCAGTTCGAACAACTGCTTGATCTGCCCGACTGTCAGTACGGTATCCGATTGCAGTCCGCACAACGTATCAACGACCTGGCATCTTCTGGAAATCATGCTCAGACTTTTCAAATCAGCTTTCTTCTCAAAACTCTTAAGAAAATACCCGAACTCTTCCTCGTTCATCACTGTCGCGATCTCGTTCATATCCTCGCCACCTTCCTATACATATCCGTAAGCCCGTCTCCATTCCTGGTACTCGTCCTCCAGGTCAGCATCCTCAATGACCTCATGGAGCATCTTGAACTTCTCATACTCGATTTGATGTCCGACTGCCTCAAATGGAATGGCTTCACACACTTTGCACTGCTCCGCACTATGCCGGAATAAGATTTCTTTTAAGCTTGCTGTATCAGCCATGTGATCACCTCCTGCATTTTCAGAACCTTTATGGAGATCATCACGAACATTATCATTGTTGCAATGTCTCCCAGGATCACCAACACGAATAACGTGTCCACAATCCTCTTCATTGTCCACTTTCTTTTCTTCATACCTGATACCCTATGAACAGCCAGTGAAGAAACATAGCCATCGGTAGTCCGATCATCATCATTCCTACCAGTACCCAATCTCTAACTCTCATGGGCTTGTCCTCCTTTCTACCGCCTAAGCGGTTTTCTCCTTTAAGTCCTTTAATCTCCCAACAATGAAATCCGAGAAGTTCCGGACAATCCGGTTTACCTCTTCCGGTGTTTTATCCCGATACGCATCGTCTGAGATATGGCAGGTACAGCCATTGTTGGTCATTGTCTCTACAATCATCTTCCTGCCCTCCTGTGTTTCTTATTTCATGTTATGTGGTACGGTTTGTACTTGTTGCTATGAGATGCAATCCTTTTCGCACAATTGTGAATACGCCAAGAAATAATAAAAAAATTAATATCATCATTCCAATTGCATCAGGCAAAATACTTATAGCTCTTATTAATGCTGCTGGTGTAAAAACAAGTATCCAGCCAATTATCTTTCTCAGTTTCATCTACTCACCTTCCTGTTTCTTCATGCCAATGCGAATCGCACAATCCTTTATTTCAACTACTGTTGTTATCGGCGCTTCTCCTATATACTGACTAATCTGCTCCACGGTATCTCTCATGCATTTTCCGCATATCGGACAGTAATTTGCTTGTGCGGGTAATTCCGCAAAACATACTGGACATAACCGCTTCATTTCGTCCACCTCTCTTCTATTGCATCTTTCCTCAATCTCTCCTATACTTTAGATACAGGCACCGCCATGCCGAGTAATCATGAAAGGAAGTTGCTATTATCAAAATTCATGTAAAAAGTAACTTGCTTAACGCTGCCACCGTTAAGCAAAAACTTATTTCCGAAACTACGAAAGAACTACATAATCAGGAGGACTCTGTAATGCAATTAACAAATGATACCGATAGAATGCTATGTCTTATCTACAATGAATTTCTCAACCGCAGAAAAATTGGCATTTCCAAAAGAGAAGCTATATGCTTTTCTCACCCATCTGTTCTACAAACGGAATTCCTTCAAGGAATCCATGAAGACGATATTGTTGATGCACTAACTGAATTAGCAAATAACGGATTAATAAAGCTTTACTACGATTGTGGTTTCCTGCTAAATGACTCAGCTATTGTTTACATGGAAAATCGCTTTAGCAATAAAATGGATTCCTTCTTAGAAACAATCAGTAAAATCAGGTCATTACTTCCTTAATCTTCCTTGGTCGCTTCCTGCACATATAGTTCATCTCTTGTGATAAGAAGCGACCATTTTCCATTATTAAATTCCAAATCAATACGGCTTACCATCGGTACTTCCTCGCCATTCAATAAATAGATTCCTTTTTCTGTATCAATATGAATTGATTTAAATGATTTTCTTTCCACTGTCTCAGACACTTTCTTCACCTCGCTTTATTCTTTTAGAAAATACTCAATGCTCACCCCGAAGTAATTCGCTACTTTCTTTAGGTTTTCAATTGAGGGACTGGAAGTTTTCCAACCACGAACAGTACCATTCCCCATTTCACACTCACGTTCCAGCTTTGCAATAGATATATTTTTATCCTGGCAAAGCTTAGTTACTTTTTCAAAAAACAAAATCTCTTCCTCCTTTCTTGATTGATTTAGAGAAAAACATTGACAAATATTAGAGAATAATCTAAAATATGAATTGTCAGAAACACATTATAGATTATCCTTTTTGTATTTAGGCTTTTCTCTAAATCATGCTTAGATTATATAGGGTATTCTCTAATTTGTCAATATCATTTTTAGATTTTTCTCTAAATTTTAGGAGGTACTCTATGAATAGCGTGGATAGAGTAAAAAAGATATGTAAAGATAGAAAGATACCTATCTCTAAACTTGAACGCGAGCTCGGTTTTTCAAACGGTTACATAAGTCAACTTAGAAAAGGCGTATTTCCAGCCGATAGGCTGGTATTAATAGCAGATTATCTACAGGTATCCGCAGATTTTCTTATGACTGGAGTTGATAGTGACGGACTAACTGAAAAAGACAATCGCGACATTGCAAAAGACATGGAAAGTATCCGCACCAAATTATTAAACGGTGCAGATGGTCCTCTCTCATACGATGGAGAACCAATCCCAGAAGAAGATGCCGAATTACTTCTCGGACAAATCGAGCTGATGATGCGCCGACTGAAACCTATTAACAAGGAAAAATATAATCCGAATAAAAACAAGAAGTAGGTGTTAGGATTTGAAAGCACATGATGTTAAGCGATTAGTCGCTTACTACGTCAAAAAATACAATACACGAAATCCTTTCGAATTAGCTGATTATCTTGGTGTAGAAGTGCAGACAGGACAGCTAGGAGAAAGCTCCGGATTCTACATGTTCCTTAAGAATCACAAGTGCGTCTTTTTGAATGAAGACTTAGAGGAACACGAACGTACTCTTGTCATGGCTCACGAACTGGCTCATTCAATCATGCATCGAAAAGAGAACTGCTATTTCATAAGGAATCGAACGCTTATGCTGACTTCTAAGATCGAAATAGAAGCCAATACGTTCGCAGCGGAACTATTGATACCAGACGAAATAATTATGGATAATCCCGGATTAACCAAGGCTCAGATTGCATGCTTGGCTGGTTACGATGAAAGGATTATGGAATTTAAGAAATAAATGCTTTTGCATTTATACAAAAAACTTATTTAAACTTACTTATTCATTCTTACAAAAGAATAGAGGTGATTATATTACATGAAAATGGGAATGAGAAAACCCAGTATTAAAAAATCGTTCAAAGCACGAACTACGGGAAAAGCTAAGCGCGCGATTAAAAAAGCGGTAATTCCCGGATATGGTAAGAAAGGCATGGGCTGGGTGAAAGACCCAAAAAAGGCTGCTTATAATAAAGTCTATAATAAAACAACCTTTGGCGTGAATGATGTTGCAAGAGCTGTTGCCGGTACTTCTTCTACCAAAAGTAAAAGCACTAAAAAATATACGAATTCAGTTACTAAAACGTCTGCCCGCCAGAGTAAATCTAATACAGTAAAAACTGCTACAAAGCAAAAACTTAATTACAACGTATTGGTATATGCAAAACCGGTTGTTACAGATTCTATTATCGTCGGAGTTGTAGGTATTGCTGTTTTCTTGTTTTCTAAAATAATCGGAGCAATTATACTCGCAATTGCCCTGTATCTATTTTATGATTACAAGCACCGGACAGCTACGAATGAATACATATCCGATCAGGATTTAGCGGATTGGATTTCTACGCTTAAGAAATACTACGGAAACATAGAAATAAACGGCTATTCGCAAGCTTTGGATTATACAAAGAAACTCTTGGCAAATCAATATCAAGACTTAAAGAAATATTATGATGCGCTTTCTGATAAAAAAGAACTCGCACCAAAGGATAGACTTTCCTTAATCCAATATTCAAATATAGTATTAGATTTTGAAAAGTATGTAACGTATAACATATCAGATGTACGTTTTCAATCTGACAGGATTCAACAAAAGCGAGAACAAGCTGCATGTGAGTATATTGATATCGAATATCAAAAGTCAGTTGACCATGCTGCGACTTTAAAAACAGAAAAAGGAAAATTAAATCAATTAGAAAAATTCAAATCTATTTTATTAGAAAATCTATCACCTATATATCCTCAATATGAGGAATATGTAAATGAAAAGGTAGAGGAAAACGACTTTTTAAATTAA